GTCGACCTGGCCATGGAAAGCGTCACCTGCGAGGCAGTGGTCCTGGTCGACCCGATCACCCTGGCCACCGACCTGGAAGCCATGCAGACCAAGACCGATGAGATCATGGCCCTCTATATGCGGCCGATTTTCTTTATGGCCGCGGCCCGGCCCATCGATCCGCTGACCGAGACCTGGGACGCCTATATCACGGCCATCGAACCGTTGACCGATAACGTCGCCGCCGATCAGGTGTGTATCGTGCCCTATCTCTGGGGCAATGACCTCGGGGCACTGGCCGGGCGGCTGTGCGATCGTTCGGTCACCGTCGCCGACACCCCGATGCGGGTGGCCACCGGTCCGCTGTCCGGCGAATGGGCTATTCGACCGGTCGACACCAACGACACCGCCATCACCCTGGCCCAGCTCAAGCAGCTGGACGCCAACCGTTTTTCCGTCCCTCAGTGGTATCCGGATTATCCCGGCACCTACTGGGGCGACTGCAACATGCTCGATGTCCCCGGCGGCGACTATCAGGTGGTGGAGAACCTCCGGGTGGTACAGAAGGCCATGCGCCGGATCTACCCGCTGGCGGTGGCCCGGATCGGCGACCGGCGGCTGAACTCGACGCCGGTCTCCATTGCCGAGAACAAGCTGTTCTTCATGCGGCCGCTCCGGGCGATGGCCAAGAGTGTGACCATCCTCGGCCTGACCTTCCCCGGCGAGATCCTGCCGCCGACCGACGATGCCATCGAAATCGTCTGGATGGACAAGACCACCGTGCAGATCTACCTGACGGTCCGCCCGTACAACTGCCCGAAGAGCATCACCGTCAACCTGGCCCTTGACCTGTCAACCGACTGATAAAAAAGCACAACTCTCACACGAGGAACGTAAACCATGAAAAGAGTGAGTAATTCCAGTTTCTCCTTCACCCTCGGCGATTTCCGCCTGCACGCCGAAAAGGCCTCCATCTCCATCAAGGACGGCCGGAAAGCGGTGAAGGACGGCGGGGTGCCGAACGGCTATGTCGACGGCGAGGTCGGGGCTTCCGGAGAAATCGAACTCGACGCCTCGGCGCTGTCGATCCTCGCCGAAGCCGCCAAGTCCAAAGGGTCATGGCAGGAAATAGAGACGGCCGACCTGATGTTCTACGCCAAGGGCACCAAGGAGGAAGAAAAAATCGAGGCCTTCGGCTGCCTGCTGAACCTGACCGATGTCGCCGAATACGACCCGACCAGCGACAAGAAGGCTCTGACCAAGATCACCTTCGAGGTCACCAGCCCGGATTTCGTCCGGATAAACGGCGTGCCGTATCTGGCCAAGGATCGCACCGAAGGATTGGTGTAAGCGAGGTCTGTTAAATGGCAACGGTGAGTAAATTACAGCAAATGCTGCTCGAACACGAGGGACTGCGGCTGAAGCCGTACCGGTGCCCCGCCGGCAGGCTGACCATCGGCGTCGGCCACAACCTCGATGACAACGGCATCACCCACGAGATCGCCATGCTGCTGTTGCGGCAGGATATCGATAATACCCTGGATGAGCTGCACACCGCCTTCCCGTGGATGGTGAACATCAACATTGTCCGCCGTGACGCCCTGGCCGACATGGCCTTCAACCTGGGGATGCCCCGGTTCAGGCAATTTAAAAAAATGCTCAAGGCCCTGTCGATCGGCGATTACCTCGAAGCCCATCACCAGATGCTGGACAGCAAGTGGGCCGGGCAGGTCGGCAAGAGAGCCCGCGAGCTCGCCCAGATGATTCTAACTGGAGAGTACCCATGATCCCCGCAATCGTTACCGGACTGTGCGCCCTGGCGCCGACCATCGCCAAGTGGCTCGGCGGCGATCACGCCGAACGGGTTACCGCCGAGGTTGTCGGCCTGGCCAAGACCATCACCGGCCAGACCGACGATGCGGCCGCACTCGCCGCCCTGCGGCAAAATCCCGAGCTGGCCCTGGCCTTTGATAAGGCCTGGCGGGATTACGAGGTTCATTTGCAGCAGGAACTGACCAAGCGCCACGAGTCGGACATGCGGTCCGACAGCTGGCTGTCGAAAAACGTCCGGCCGCTGTGTCTGCTCGGTTTGACCCTGGCGATCACCATCGCCATTTTCGTCCCGGCCCAATATGTTTCCGCCGAAAAGTTCCGGTACCTGACGGACATGAGCCAGTGGGTATACGGCTATTATTTCGTCGGCCGCTCCACCTTCGACAAGGGCAATATCAAGCTGATGATGGGAGCGGGCAAGTAATGGAAATCCTGGAACTGATAGCCCGCTACGCCTGGCCTCCGGTCCTTGCCTGGAACATCTACCTGTTCGGCAAGATCAACGCCCAGGAAAAAGCCCGGTCGGAATGCCAGTTGTTCTGCGCGCGAAACTACATCTCCAAGGCCGATCTGAAAGAGGTGTTCGAGGCCTTCGAAAAACGCTTTGATGAAAAATTTACCATGTTGGCAAAACTGGCTGAAAAATAATCACAACCCTGGAGAACGTAACAAATGAACGAACCGATAGTCATGAACGTCAATGATCAAAAAATAACCTTCAACGTCACCGCCGATGCGCACGAACGGCTGATCAACGAAATACAGCCGACCAACAAGGTCGGGCCGATGCACAATTTCCTCAACCGGTGCGTCGACCACGAATCGAAAGAGGCGCTGGCGCCGTTTTTGAAGTCGCCGTCCTCGGTCCTGGCCATCACCGAACATCTCGTTGAACGGTTTGTGCCGAAACTAAAGATCACCGTGGGGGAGTAGAAAGGGTGGCGGAGGGCATAGAACACCATGCTCTGTCGCAGATGGCGGTGTTCTCCCGCCGGTGGTTCCCGGGGCGCGAAGTGACGACCCAGTCCATGGGCGAGGCGGTTTTTCTGGAAAAGGATTTCTGGGAGAAACAGCGCATAGCAATTCAGAGCGGTATAGCCAGGGCGTTTAAAGGATAACCGATGTCGGTACTGCAAAAACTCATGTTCTCCATCGGCCTGCTGGACAAGGTGTCCGGCCCGGCCGGCAGGATCCAGAAAAAACTGGGCGGTGTCGCCAGCTCCGCCCAGGAGAGTTTCGCCAAAATCGCCGGCGGCGCCGCCGGTGTGGTTGCCTCCGGCTACGCCATGACCTCTCTTGCCACCCCCGCCCATGATTTGAATATGGCCATCGGCGAGGTGCGCAGCCTCGATGTCGCCCAGGCCAGCCTTGACGCGCTGTCCAATTCGGCGATTTCCTTTTCTGTTAAATATGGTGAGTCGGCCTCTGAGTTCGTCCGGTCATCCTACGATATTCAAAGCGCGATTGCCGGGCTGCAAGGCAGTGAGCTTGCCGCCCTCACCACCGCCTCGGGTGTCCTGGCCAAGGGCACCAAGTCCGATGCCGCGACCATCACCAACTACATGGGCACCATGTACGGAATTTTCAAAAACAGTGCCGACTCCATGGGCAAGGCCGAGTGGGTCGAGCAGCTCACCGGCCAGACCGCGACGGCGGTGCAGATGTTCAAGACCACCGGCGTGGAGATGGCCGGGGCCTTCTCCAGCCTCGGCGCGGAGGCCACCGCCGCCGGAATAGCTCAGTCCGAACAGATCGCGATTCTCGGCTCGCTGCAGGCGACCATGACCGGCTCCGAGGCCGGCACCAAATACAAGGCTTTTCTGACCGGCATCGGCGGCGCCCAAGACAAACTCGGGTTGAAGTTCACCGACTCCTCAGGCCGGATGCTCGGCATGGTCGACATCCTGGCAAAGCTCCAGGGCAAGTTCGGCGACACCCTCGATGTTGCCGAGTCGGACGCCCTGAAAAAGGCCTTCGGTTCCGATGAGGCTGTCGGTATGATCAAGCTGCTGATGGCCGACACCACCGGCCTGGCCAAGAACATCGACGCCATCGGCAAGGTAACCGGCATGGACAAGGCCAGGGATATGGCCGCGGACATGGTCGACCCGTTCCAGCGTTGGGCACAGGGGGTCAATGCGGTCAAGACCGGCCTGGGGCAGGCGCTGCTGCCGATCGTCTATCCCTTTGTTGAAAAAATGGCCGAGGGCGCCGGCTGGATCTACAACTGGACCCAGCGGTTTCCCGAGCTGACCAAGTATATCGGTTACGCGGTTATCGGCATCACCGGTATTGTCGCCGCCTTTTCCGCCATGGCCGTTGTCGGCGGCCTGGCGGCCATGGCCACCGGCGGGCTCACTATCGCCGTGGCGATCCTTACCAGCCCTATTACCCTGATCGCTCTCGGCATCGCCGCCCTGATCGGCGGCATTGTCGCCCTGGTCTATTACTGGGATGGGGTGAAAGCAAGCCTTGGCGATCAGGCGTGGGGCAGGATGCTGATCGCTGTTCTGGAGAAGATCGGTGGGGACTTCAAGGAAATATTTGATGCCATCCTGCGGTTCGGCGACGCGGTTGGAAGTGTTCTGATGCCGACCATGAGCAAGGTTGCCGGTGCCTTTTCCTCGGTCGGCGACGCCGCCAACTGGGTGGCCGGAAAATTTGGTTTCGGTGACGAGGACCAGGAAGCCCCGAGTTCTTCCCCCCGTCTCGAGGCATCCAGGCGGGCCGATGTCCTGCCCGGCGGCGCGTCGAAATCCATCGCCAATGCGGTGACCAACAACAGCAGCTCGTCTGCCAAAACCGTCCATATCGGCTCGGTCACCACCAGCCGGCCCCTTAACTTCGAAGAGGTCAATAGCATGATGATGATGGGTGGCGGATGAGCACGTATTTTGACCTGCTGATAACCGGCGATGACCTGACCCTGGACGGGGCGCAAATCCCTGTCATCATCTCCGACCGGGAGGTGATCGCCCAGGACCTGGTGCACATGATCCGCGAGGCGGGCTACCTGCCGCCGCTGATCGGTAACCGGAACAAGGACCTGTCCGAGCGGACCAAGATCGAGATCACCATCGCCGTCGACAACGACTACCGGATCGTTCCCGGATCCGCCTACATCGAGGAACCTGCTCCAGGCACCTTCTGGCTTGTTGCCGATACCATCGACTTCGGGACTGTGCGGATTTACATGGGAACGCTGCCGGCTAATAGCGGCGAGGACGTGCTTGACGAATACCTGATACTGTTCGGCGATTTCGAGAGCGTATTCGCCGGCCTGTACCGGCTGGCAAACATCGGCCTATCAACACTTTGAGGACTTTATGGCAATTATCACCAAGGAAAGACTTGAGCAAATATCCCAGGAACTTGAGCATGCGTTTCTGGATGCGGAGGCTATCTCTCGGTTTGTCAACGGCGAGGATGAAACGGTCACCAGCCGCCTCGGACAGACCTACAAAAGCATCAAGAAAATAGTCGCCGACCTGGAGGAGATCGACACCACCGCCATGGATTCCGCCGATGCCGCGGTCGCGGCACGGGCGCAGATCGAAGCAGACATTGCGGCCGGGATGAGCAAATATCTCATCAGGGGATATTTCGCCGAAGACCTGTCGAACTTCACTTCGGCGCTGCTTGGTGATCCCGATACCAGGGTAACTATCGCGGGCACTTTCGTTTCGGGCGATCCGGATTTTGCCGGTTGCGGCGAGTTGGTTGTCCCAGCGGAGAAAAGTAACTTCGTCAACACCAAGGGGGCGTGTCTCGTCATGCCCGGCCGCATCTATCAAGTATCCGCTGTTTTCAAGGTGACGGCGCTTTTTAATGACGAGCCGGTACAGTTCAAAGCCTTGGCCGTACCGATGGACTACGCTTTCGGCGGGGTGGGGGCTATAACCAGTAGTGATTCCGTGACGGTCAGCGAGGCCGGCGCTGTGCACACCGTCAGCATGCTGGTCTCGACCAATGAGCAGCCCCCGGTGCCCCCAGGAGGACAGGCGTTGCCAACCAATGTTCAGCAATTGACAGCCGGTCTGACCACGTACTTTCGCGCAGGGCTCAGAAAGGCCAACACGACAACCGGCGATTCCACCGTGCTTTTGGACTCGATCCTGGTGGAGGATGTTACCGAGGCCTATGGCGTCGCGACGTCGGCCGGCCTGGCCATGCAATATAAAGACGATGCTGAAAGCGCGGCTACCGTCACCAGTGGCCACGCCACGACCACCGCCGAGCAGGCGACGATTGCCGCCGAGTGGGCGGAATCTCCGGATGAGATATCCGGCTCCCCCGGCAGCCGGTCGGCCAAGTGGTGGGCGGAGCAGGATATCGACAGAATACCGGCAGTTGACAATCTGCAGGATTTGCGAGATCATCCAGGCCTCGAGACAACCATTTATGCCAGGGGGCACACAGATCCCGGAGACGGCCTGGGCGGGATTTACAATCTACTGTCAGCCGGTGGTTATACAGACGACGACATGGATATCGTTGTCCCGACCGGCGGCGGTGGGAGCGTGGCGTGGGTGCGGGATGTTTCTGCTGGGGCGTCCGGGGGGGGCGGCGGTGAGTCAGGGGTTTATCAGCCGGTGCTGATCACGTATATTGGGTTAGATGAGTGTCTACCCGGACACACTGCGGTGTACAGTAGGGTAGGGGATGTTATAACGGTTAGTGGACAGGGCACCGTGACCGTTAGTTCGGGCGGGGAAGCATCTTTTGATTTATCACTCCCGGTTTCAACCACCTTTCCAGAGGGCTACGGTTTATACGGGGTTGCATTTTTTCAAGGGGAGAGTATTCCAGATACCGATTTTTCCGGAGGTATATCCGTTGGCAATGTAAACCATGCAAGATTTTATTTTTCCGTACCAGCCGTAGAGGAAAGCGCGACATGGTTTTTCACTTACACGTTCCAATATCTCGTTGTGTAATTGTCGATCGACAGCGATTTTAAATTTTCCACTAAGGAGTTAATATGCAAGCTTACAATCGGTCAGCGAGGGTTTTTAAAGATGTTAATCGAGGTTTAAAATCAATGCTAAAGAGGTTTCAAACCTCGCGACAAATGGTTTCAAACCTCGCGGCGCGCTACATATCACTCCCAGTGGACTCTGACTTCCCTACTCCTCCCCGTAATAGCCTATCCGGGACCATACACCTATGGTCGATGGACAACGAAAGCACTATCCAGGCTGGATTTGTGGAGGGGTGGTTATCACCTAGTCAAGCAAGGTTTAGTTACTTCACCACAAATACACAGCCGAGAACCTTTAACTACATTTTCCAATATTTGGTCAGCGAGGGTTCTTTAAGCCAATAATCGAGGTTTAAAATCAATGCTAAATGGTGGTGTGCTGTTTTAACTTTTCAACACGGAGGATTGCGTGGAAAACAATAGAGGAGTACCAAACGGTTTTGGTTTTTCGGGGAGCGGCAGTCTGTTGTGTCTCGCCGATACGACCCCGCTGGTTGCCGATGAGGTGAGGACGTCGCCTCTTATCGGCACCAAGTCTCTGTCGACCCTCGGTATCGACATAACCGCCGATCGGAACTGTACGGTTAAGGTAGTTCGGTTTCCGTCCGGGCAAGCCGGGGCGGTGTCGGCGATCGGCACGGTCAACGCCGGAGAACCGGCATTTTTTCAGTATTCTGACCTGCTGTGCCCGGCCGTCAAAGTAGTGGTCGAAAACACCGGCGGCGCCGACATGACCGAGTACGCCATGCATGTCAGGGGAGGTGCCTGATATGGAGCTGAATGCATCCGCGCGCAACCTCAATCCGGCAATCATCCGCAGTGTCGAGGCGATGTTTCCCACCCTCTACCAGCGGGCCACCGCCTGGGCAATCGCCGGATCGGCGGCGGCCGCCGATCGGCGGACGGTGACGATCGGCCAGGGCGTAACCGTGGCGGTAGGCCGGCTGGTGCTGTTCTACCCGCCCCGGATTTTGGACCTCAATGTGGCGGCCAACTGGGACTCGGCGACACCGGACTACACCGTCGCCGCCAACCGGGCCGGCAAGGATTTTTTTATACACGCCGTCAACACCGGCACGCTGTTGCTATCCGCCAACAGTACGGTGCCGGTCGGCTATGCCGCCGACCAGGCCCGGCCGATCGGCGGGTTCCACTGCGTCTGCCTGTCTATCGGCGCCATCTCGGCGCACCCCCTCACCGGCTTTCTGACCGGCGACATCCTGCCCGCGTCGATCTGGGATCTAGCCCACCGGCCGGTCTGCAGTCCTGCCGGGATGTGGTATGGGGCATCGGCCGATCTGTGGGTGGATATCTACCTGATGTCCGGCACCGGCGCGTCGACGGCCAGTGCCTACGGGGCAACGATAACCGACACCCGTAACTGGATGGATTTTGCCGACGACCTGGCGGCGGTCGGCAAGCGAATGCTGACCGATGTCGAATTTCAGGTGGCGGCGACCGGCTCCAACGAGGAGACCAATATCGTCGGCTCGACCGATCCGGTGACCACCGGCGGTCATGTCGACACGGCAGGTAGGCGGATGGTCTCCAATGGCGGCGGCGAGGATATGTGCGGCGTGACGCAGCAATGGCTGGCGGAGCAATCGTATCGTAATGACGACGGCACATATTCCGGGACCTTCTCCTGGTACAACCTGCCGGGGGCCAAGGGCTCTATTTATAACCAGGGCGCACTGGGAGATAGTAAGCTCCTCGCGGGCGGCTCTTGGTCTAATGGGACGAATTGCGGCTCGCGGTGCCGGTCTGCGAATAACGCTCGATGGCTTACGCATTCGAGTATCGGCTCTCGTGGGTGCGCCCGGCGCCAGGGGTAATGCGTGAAACGCAACACGCCGCGATTTTTCAGGCTTGGGGTAAACATAGGAGATAAAAATGTTGAATACGAAATTTGATTATAATTATGCCCGCGAAAACGAGTTGCCCGGCTGGCAACAGCACTGGCTGAATCTGCTGGATGGCAGGTTTGTGGTGGATAAAAATGAACTGGTTGAAGATGCCAATGCGCGACTTTTCCGGCTCGGTTTTACCGTGAAGGAGGTGGAAGCGGCCACCGGCCACACCGGCTACACCCGGCGAGAGCTGGAGTGGTATCAGTCCCAGCCGGAGCGGTACCGGCTGGAGGGCGACGGTTACGCGCAGGTTGACGG